TTGTTCGAAGAAACTTTTTTGTAGTTTCGTGTATCTATCTCTTAATGAGGATAGATTCGTTTGTTGTCTTTCATCGGTATCAACAACTTTTCTCTTACCATCCTTATCAACAGTAACAACTGCTTGTGTACGAAAGAGTTTCGTTAATCTACCAAAAAATGAAGTATCTGCCATTTTGTTCCTAATTTAAATTATAACCTTTATTTGTTTTTGTTTTACCATTTTCTACAAGACCAGTATCTTGCTTTGTGTCTTGGACCTGGTGAATCACAATTGTGTCTAGCTCTAAATGCTTTTCTTGCATCTGGATTATTCTTTCGAATAGACATTGTTTTTTCTCCTGATTTCTTTGCTGAACTTCCTCCATGTCCAAAGTTAACTTTTACAACGTTACCTTGTGGGTTTTTGACATATACCTTAAATTTTTTAACATCACCTTGCATTGGTTTTCCAAGTTTAACTGTTCTACCTTGATACTCAGCTTCATTCATATCAGATTTGTATTCTTTCATGAATTCACAGAATTCTTTTATATCGTGATAATTTTCCACAGTATATTCTTCTGTGTGTATTTCTTCGTTAAGTAAATTTTTTAATGATATCATAGTTATTTCTCCTTATATTATAAATATATAGTTATTTAATTAACCAAGTTAAATCTTCATTACTATCCCCAACCCGCATTTTCCATGGGTTTTCATCCATAGAAGCATTACCACCAAATCCCATTCCAGCAACATCCAATTGATGTGCTCCAATTCCACCTAATGCCTGTTTTGTTAAATCAATTCCTTCTTGTCTTAATCTCAAAGCAGTATCTCTAACCCACAACGATATTGCAAGGGACATCGTTAAATCATCATTATAACCCCTCATTGCTTCTGCTCTATTACCATTCCATATAAATGTAAATAATTCATCTATTGTTCTTTGTGAACGAATTGTAACGGATTTTTCTCTAATGTATTGTTCTAATTTAGATATGATTAGAGGTCTTGTTTTAGATGTTGTACTAAAACCTGCAGTTAACCCTCTATCTTGTGCTCTGTATTTGTTTGTTAATTGATTCTCTACATCTACATACTTTAAATCTTTACTCATATAGAAAAGGTTTCCATATCCTCTATCAATTACTTGTTGAATTACTGCCCAACCAATATTTGCGTTCTCAACTACTAGTAATGCATTGTTATAATCGGTTGCAAGAGATACAAGAAAATTTCCAAAATCTTTTGTATCTAATTTACCTTTATATTCTGCAACTTGAGATGATTCTTCTATATCAATAACATGACATGCCGAGAAATCGGCAGCATCACCACGAGCAACATCGGCAACTACCATATAAGATTTCTGATAGTTTGGATATTCCCACTTCCAAAGATTTCCATCGAATCCAGTCTTTTCAACTGGTTCTTGGATAAATGATTCTTTATAGAACATAAGGAGTTGTGGGTCTATCACAGTATCACCCGAAGATACAAAATCACAATCACATTCTTGTGCTGCTCCTTTTGGTCCTAATAAAACTTCTTGTTCATCTCTCCAATCTTGGTCTCTTTCTGGATGTACACTCCAATGTAATCTAATAGTGTTAAAAGTATTTGTTTCTTCTTCTGCACCTACCCAAGTTTTGTGAAAAAAGTTTCCTACACCATTTGGAGTAGATAGGATAATTGCATTACCCCCAGTCGATAGTGTTGATTGTGCCGATACCCAAATATCTTCAATCTTATCAATAAATGCTGCCTCATCAAATACTAATAAAGATAATGCTTCAGAACGACCAGCATCACCAGCGGCTGAAGTTGCTTTTATCTGAGAACCATTCGAGTATCTTAAGGATAGTTTGTTATCCTCTACTGTATTTTGTTTTAACCATGATGGTAAATATTGATTCATTACACGAACCTTCGTTACAAGGTTCTTGGCAACTTCTTGTTTAGTTGCAATTACCAATACATTAAAATCTTGATTGAATAACATTTTCCAAAGTGAAAATCCCGCAGTTAAGGTAGAGATACCTGTTTGTCGAGATTTAAGGATGATGTTATAACGATGTTCTGCGAATTGGTCTAAAGTTCTTTCTTGAAATTGATATAAGTGAAAAGGAATCTTACCCCTAACTGGATGTTGTATCATACAGTACTTCTTCATGAAGTATATAGGGTCTTGAGCACATTTCTGATACTCAATTTTTATTATTTCCTTTAAACTCTGTTTAGCCATTTTATTTTTTGCCTATTTTCCAATACATAGAACCTCCAACGAATGGTTTATATTGACCAAGTTGGTTTGACATTCCAATATTTAGACCATAGATGTTCATCTTTTTAGTTTTTACTAAAAGATTACCAGTAAAGTTACCTAATCCATTTGTTTGGTCCATACCTAATCCAAATCCATAGTAGAATTCTAATTTAGGTAGTTCTTTTACGATAGTTGTATTGTAAACTGTTGGAATTTTGAAGAACCAATCAATTTCTCTTGATTCAATTCTGTTTTGTGAAATAATATCAGTAAGGATACCATATCCTAAACTACTTGCTGGTTTATTTCCTAAAGAATCTGTAACTTCTTTTGGAAAATCATAATCAAGGTTTAGAGTATCAGTTACTGTTACTTTTGAGAAGTAATCTTTAATGATAGCAAGTGAATCTACATTCGCTGGTATCTCAACTTCTTTAATTACTTCTTTTGTAATGTACTTTGGTACATACTTTGTTACTTGTACTTCTTTTTCAATGTAAATTGTATCAGTTTCTTGTTTGATTAGTTCATAATCCTTACCATCTACTTTTACAATTTCTTTATCACCATAATCAGTACCACATCCTCTTTGTAATGCGATAATAACTACAAGTGAAATTATTATTATTTCTTTTATATATTTTTTCATAAGTAATGTTCCATCTTCGCTTGTTTTAATTTATCGAAAACCTCATTTCTTTCTTTTTCTAATTGATTGATTTCTTTTTCACCACTTTCTATCATTTCGTTTATATCTGCACGAACTTCTTCGATAGGTTTTGGCAACTTCCAACTTTCTGTTACTTTACCATCAGAACCAATCATTTGATATTCTTCTTTTAATTCATCAAGGGAGTGTTTCAATTCATCTAGTTTTGCTTTTCCAAATATTAACATACGAGTAAAAACTTTATAATCAGAATATTCTTTGAATAATCCATTTGTTTTTATTTCATGTTCAATTTCAACTAATGCATCCAAACAATAACCAGTCTTTTCAATTAATTTTTTATCTTTATCTGTATATTGTTTGTTAGGGTATATTTTACATTTAGATTTTTCTTCTAAATATTTTCGAATTTCTTGAATTTGTTTGTGGTTCTTTCCAGTTTTTACAATAAAACCATCTTTCTTTTCGTATTTGTGATGTTCATCTTCCCAAACATCTCCCACATTACGAATTTCGGTCTTACCCTCATATCCGACAGTAGCATTTTTATCGTATTCACCTGTGTGAACCATATCCAACAACTTTCTACGAGTTGGATGCATATATTTCTTTTTGAATTCTTTACCCATTGTTACATATTAGGTTATAATGTTGTATATAAATATATAAAATTAAAGAAACCGATAATTTTAGAAGAAAATACCAAGTATTTGGTTTACCGATGCAAATGTACCTGTAAGTTTAAAAGTATTTCCTTTATATAAGAAAACGATACCTTCATTTGGTACAATCTTTTTAGAACCACCGATAGATTTTAATCTACCAAGTTCTAATTTAAGTTTTTCTATCTTTTTTGGGTCACCTGATTTCTTAACATCTTTTATTGTCTTATCAATTCGTTTTTTCATATCACGAACTGCCGAATCAGCGTTAACCGTTAGTGCGGATGAGGTGAACTCTAACACTTCTGCTCCCAAACCTAAGAATATCTGTTCGAACTTCATTAAGTTCTTCTTACCAATCTTCTTTTGGTCATCTTTATCTGTTTTCTTAGCCCATTCTAATGTTTTTTCATCAGTAATGTTCTTTTTATCTAATCTAAATCCTTTATCCATGAATGCCCATCTCTTAACTAACCCCATTTTGGTTTTGTTATCAAGTGATGATGGAGAATTCTTATCTACCCATTGTTCCCACCATGATTGGTGATAGTTTGCAACACCATCTGTATCCTTTAAACTAAATTCTTTTTGTAATTTAGATATCTGTGATGAGTATTTACTACGTTTCTTAGATAAATCTTGTGATTTTGGTAATTTTACGATAGGAGGACCTTGAATAGTGTAATTATCTTGTACATCTTTGTTAACTTGTTTAATCATACCAGCCAATACTCTTGCTGATTCACCATTTTCTCCAATTGCAACACCTTCCATGTTGAATTCCATAGTACCATGGAACACAAGTAACGCTTGGCCGTAAGGAATAACGTTTACTGATGTTGGGTATATCACTTCAAGGTTCATGAAACACGCACCTTGTTTGAATATCTTATCTCTTTGTTTATCGTTAAGTGATTTGATTGCATTTGAGAGGTCTTTCAT